AAAAATACGGGAAGTAAGTTATGGGTATTTTTGATTTCTTAGGCGACATTTCGTCAAAGCGCAGCAAAGAGCTTGGCCTTGGCGGCTTGCAGTCTTTGCTTGGTACGCGCGGCGCAGCGCAGGCTGGCGCAATTGGCGATGAGATGATTGGCATTACGAACAAAGATAGCTTGCCGGGTTATTTTAACGAGCAGACGCGTGAGTATGTTCCTTGGTACGTTGATTTGTTTGACGGCGGTGGATTAAATGCTGCTGGCGGTCCAGCTGAGCAGGCAGCTGCGCAGTCTGGCGCTATGGGCGTTACGCCCGGCGGCGCTCCCGTTCAGTCTCCCGGTTTGCTTCAAACTCGTTTAGGCAATCAGCTTTCTGATATGGAAATGGCGAATCGTAGTCGCGCTGCACAGATGGCACCAAGTTTAGGCAGTCAACTTTCTGATATGGAGATGGCAAACCGTAATCGAGTTGGGCAGATGGCACCGAGTTTAGGCGGTCAGCTTTCTGACATGGAAATGGCAAACCGTAATCGTGCTTCTCAAATGACACCGGGTTTAGGTGGTCAACTTTCTGATATGGAGACGGCAAACCGTAATCGTGTTTCTCAACAGGCAATACCCTCGTCTATGCAAATGCCAACTCAAAATAATGCTGAATATCAAGAGTTTGTAAAATTTCTTTCCGACGATGGCGGATTTACGCGAGAGCTTCAAAATCCAGAATGGATGCAAAGGGCTTTTAACAGGTATATGCAGTCGCGTGCCAATTAAGGATTATATGTAAATGGCAATCACAACTTACGCAGAGCTAAAGTCTAGCATCGCCAACTGGCTGAACCGCGACGATCTTACGGCGGTTATTCCTGATTTTATTAGTTTGGCGGAAGCTGGCATCAATCGTGACTTGCGGCATTACAAGATGGTCAACCGCGTTGATGCTACGCTACACAGCCGCTATGTGCAGATGCCTGCTGATTGGATTGAGACTGTTCGCTTTGGCATTACATCTGGCACAACGTATCGCCTTGAGTTGATTTCGCGCGATGACATGCTTGAGTATCGTGAGCGCAATTCTGACATTGCGGGTCGTCCGCGTTTTTACGCAAACATTGGCGATACCATTGAGGTGTTTCCAACGCCTGATGGCGAGTACACAATGCAGCTTCAATATTACGCAAAGACGCCTGAGTTGAGCGACAGCAACGCTGATAACTGGCTACTGCGCGATGCGCCTGACGTTTACTTGTATGGCGCGTTAATCCAGTCTGCGCCTTACTTGAATGACGACGCACGGGCTGAGACTTGGGCTGCACTTTATTCAGCTGCAATGCAATCGCTGCAAAGGGCGTCAGATGACACTCGATTTGCTGGTTCTGGCATCCGTATGCGCGTGACTAGCTATTAAACTGAAACTGGTGTATAACCGCCACAGATATATCTAACGGAGAAATCCATGTCATTAACAAATGCTTTTGAGACAAGTACGCTTCAGTATTTGTTGACAACTGGTAGCGTAACCCGCCCGACAGCTTGGTATGTCGGCTTGTTTACATCTGACCCAACTGACACTGGCACTGCTGGCACTGAGGTGTCCGGTTCTGGTTATGCCCGCGTTTCTGCTACATTCAGCGTCACTGGCGACACGGCGTCGAACACAGCGTCGATTGAGTTTCCGGCAGCCAGCGGTGGCAACTGGGGTACAATCGGATGGATCGGCATCATGGACGCGTCTTCTGGCGGCAACATGATTATCCATTCTGCGCTCGACACTGCCAAAGCCATCAACGATGGCGATGTGTTCCGCATTCCAACTGGCGACCTTGATATTACGGCAAGCTAATGGCCTTGCGCTCCACATATAACTCAGGGGTTTTCAACTCTGGGTTATACGGCGAGCCTGAGACGACGCAGGGCGCTGTTTCTGCGTCTATTGGCGTTTCTGCATCTGCGTCTGCTGTTACGATTGTTGAAGCGTCATCGTCTGCGTCCATTGCGTTTGTTGCGTCACAGCCTACGGGTGTTCGCGTTGTTGACGCGTCGGCCAGCATAAGTCTTGGCGGCATTGCAAACGTATCTGCGATTACATATGAGGTTATCCCCGGTTTCCGTCCGGGTTATGGCTTAAACACTTACGGCTCGTATATTTACGGTGAGAACCGCAGCACGGAAGATGCCAGCGCAACTGCCAGTATTGCGTTTTCTGTTAGCGTTGCTGGCGGGATTACGCGCAATGTTTCGTCCTCAACAGCAATTTCGTTTACGACGACGGCGCGTGGCGTTTATGACGTAGTTGGCTCATCTACTGCTGCTATTTCAATTTCTTCCGATATAGGGTATATCAGGATAAGAAATGTTGCGGTTTCCGACAATATTGCGTTTACGCCTGCTGTGAATGCTAGATATAAATGGGAAGACGCACCCGACCCGACAACCATATGGACAGACGCATCTGATCCATCAACGACTTGGACAGAAGCAGACTACTTAGAGAGGGCCGCATAATGCCTACGACAACGACAAATTATTCTTGGAATAAGCCAACCGTAGGCGGCGACGAAGACGCTTGGGGTGGTTACATTAACGGAAACTGGGACAGCTTAGACACGCTGCTTGGCGGCGTTAGCAATGCAGAGCTAAGCATCCTTGATGGCGCGACTGTTACGACAGCCGAGCTTAACTATGTTAGCGGTGTAACTTCTGCAATTCAAACCCAGATTGATGCCAAGATGGGCGCGGCTTACACTGGCGACGTTGACATCACTGGCGAACTTATAGCCGACAGCTACAATGAAACCTACGCTGCGGTTACATCGTCCAGCAACGCCACAACGGTCAACTGTGAGAACGCCAACAGCTTCAGCCATACGCTGACAGAGAACACCACGTTTACCTTCAGCAACCCACCTGCAAGCGGTACAGCTTACTCGTTCAGCATTGAGATTATCCAAGACGCTTCTGCCTCTGGCTACACAGTCACATGGCCTGCAAGTGTTGACTGGCCTGCTGCTACTGCTCCAACCCTGACAGCTACAGCTAGTGCGAAGGACATCTTCGTGTTCACTACTCGGGACTCGGGTACAACGTGGTATGGGTTCACAGCTGGTCAGGCTCTAGGATAATAAGGGGCTACAATAATGGCTACTAAGAAAAAGATGCTACAGGCTGCGGCTGGTAATGCTGGTGGTGCTGGCCTTGACGTAGAAGAAGTGTTCTCGACTTACTTGTATGAGGGCAATAGCTCTACACAAACGATCACCAACGGCATTGACCTTGATGGCGAAGGTGGTTTGGTTTGGAGTAAGCGTAGATCGAGTGGCAACCAAAACATCTTAGTTGACACTGAGCGGGGTGCTGGCAATGGCTTGAGGTCAAACGCTACATCTGCCAGCATCTCTGAGTCTAGCGTTATTGGTTTTAACTCAGACGGTTACGATCTTGGTAGCGAGTCTGCGATTAATTATTCAGGTAGCACTAATGTCTCTTGGACATTCCGCAAAGCCCCTAAGTTCTTTACATGCGTTACATGGAGCGGGGATGGAACTGGTGCAAGAACTATTAGCCATAACTTAGGTGCAACAGTAGGTGCTTTATTTATGAAAGCCACCAACGCTGAAATGCAGTGGTTTAGCTACCACAATGGGCTGACAAATCAACAATTCCTTGAACTTAATGCCACGACACAAGCTGTTTCTAGCGCAAATGCTTGGAATAATACAACGCCTACTTCTACTGAATTTTCTGTTGGTTCGTATGGTAACATATCAGGACGCACCTACGTTGCCTACCTCTTCGCCCACAACGATGGTGACGGTGAGTTCGGTGCTGATGGTGATGCTGATATTATCAAGTGTGGGAGTTATGTTAGTAACGAAACCTCACCTCCTGAGATTACTCTTGGATTTGAACCTCAGTGGATACTGATAAAGAAATCAACGGGTGCTGATGAATGGGCTATATTTGATAATATGCGTGGCGTTCCGACTGACGGTAATGATGCTATGCTTAGGCCAAACCTTACAAATGCTGAATATGATGCTGCCAATCAAATAGACTTTACCTCTACTGGTTTTAAATTAACGACTGCTGGGTTAGGTGTTACTAATGCTCCAACAGGCGAAACCTACATCTACATCGCCATACGCCGTGGTACAAAAGTGCCTGAGAGTGCGACTGAGGTGTTTGCTATGGATACCCTTGGTGGAACTTTACCTAATCCACCCGGCTTTTACTCTGGCTGGCCCGTAGATTTGGCTCTGATTACACGGAGAGCTGAAGCAGAGCCTTGGACAGTATACGATAGACTTCGTGGGCCTAGCGTTGAGTTGAGGACAAATGATAACTCTGCAGAGCAATCCGCTACCAATGCTCTTTTCGACCAAATGAATGGTTACTACGAGGGTGGCAGTGTCGTAAGTGATATTTTTAGTTGGATGTGGAAAAGAGCGCCGGGCTATTTCGATGTCGTTGGTTACACGGGGAACGGAACAGCAGGACGTACTGTAAGCCATAACCTAACAGTTGCACCTGAGATGATCTGGGTGAAATCACGGTCAGCAGGAGACAACTGGTATGTTTACCACAAGGATTTAACTTCCGCTGCCTATGCCCTAATCCTCAATTCGACTACTGCTCAGATCAATGCTCCTACATTATGGAATAGCACTACTCCTACAGATAGCGTGTTTACTGTTGGTAGTGATGGAGGAATTAACGGAAGCACAAAGCCTTTCATAGCCTACCTCTTCGCAAGCCTCCCCGGTATATCGAAGGTGGGGAGTTACACGGGGAATGGCTCTAGTCAGACTATCGACTGTGGCTTTACGTCAGGTGCTAGGTTCATCCTAGTGAAACGTACAGACAGCACAGGTGACTGGTATGTGTGGGACACTGAACGTGGTATTGTTACTGGTAATGATCCATACCTGGAGTTGAACACGACAGATGCAGAAGTGACTAGCACGGACTGGGTTGACCCAGACAACAGTGGCTTCATCGTAAACGGCACGACAATCAATGCTTCAAGTGCCTCTTACATCTTCTACGCAATAGCATAATCAACTGACACAGGAGACTTTCAATCATGTCAGAATATCGCAACCGCACAACAGGGGAAGTGAAGACACAAGGGCAATGGCGAGCAGCTAACCCCAATATGTCCCTGCCTCGCACATGGAAAGCAGCCACACTGGATGCACTCAACCTTGACCCTGTACTACGCAGCCCAGCGGCTACTGTAGGTCAGTATCAAACGTCTGCCCGTGATGGCGTTGAGCAAGACGCTAACGGCAACTGGGTGGAGAAGTACGTTGCCCGTGATATGTTTGCTGATACCACTGAGACTGATGACGATGGCAATGTGGTGACAACCACTAAGGCACAGCATGAAGCTGCGTATCAGGCCACGCTGGATGCTAAGACTGCTACAGCTAACCGCACCAAGCGTGATGGCTTGCTGGCTGATACTGATTACTTTGCGTTGACTGATGTTACGATGGATGCTGCAATGACAACCTATCGTCAGGCTTTGCGTGACATTACTGCGCACGCTAACTGGCCTAACTTGGCTGATGCTGACTGGCCAACTAAGCCTTAAAGGGGGAGAAGGCACATGCCGTTAATTCCTCTTAATATTCCAGCAGGCCAGTATCGCAACGGCACTGAGTATCAGTCTCAGGGCCGTTGGCGCGATGCAAACTTAATTCGTTGGCATGAGGGTGCGTTGCGCCCGGTCGGCGGCTGGCGTCAGCGTGGAAGCGTTGATTTGGACGGCGTAGCTCGCACAATGATTGCGTGGGAAGATAACAGTGGTGGCCGACGTGTGGCGTTTGGAACGTACAATAAGTTGTACGCCATGACATCTGGCAACGCTGTTAGCGACATTACGCCAGCAGGCTTTACCGCGGGTCGCGTTGATGCCACATCCTTTACCAGCTACGGCGGCGGCGTTTACGGAAGTAGCCTTTACGGTTTACCCTCAGAGGACTCCGGCACTATTTTCCCGGCGACCACATGGAGCTTGGAGAACTGGGGTGAATACTTGCTGGGCATGACAGCTGATGACGGCAAGATTTATGAGTGGCAGCTTGACGGCGGAACACCAGCCGCAGTTTTATCAAATGCTCCTGTAGATTGTTCCGGCATGATGGTGACTGAAGAGCGCTTTGTTTTTGCTTTTGGTGCGGGCGGCAACCCTCGCAAGATTGCATGGTCTGACCGTGAGGATAACAACACTTGGACCCCAGCGGCGACCAATGAGGCTGGTGACATTGAAGTCCAAACCAACGGCACAATTCTCAAGGGTTTGCGCACGCGCGGGCAGTCATTAATCCTGACGGATCAAGACGCCCACACAGCCACATACAGCGGCCCTCCATTTGTTTATGGCTTTGAGCGTGTAGGTACGTCGTGCGGCTTGATTGCGGCCAACGCGGCTGCGTCAATTGACGAGGGCGTAGTGTGGATGGGCCAGCGCTCATTCTTTATCTACGCTGGCGGCTCTGTGCGAGACTTACCTTGCGAAGTTGCGGATTACGTTTTTAGCGACATGAACAACGACCAGCGGTCAAAGGTTCACGCCGTAGTCAACAGCCGCTTCAATGAAATCTGGTGGTTCTATCCAAGCGCTACCTCCACAGAGTGCGACAGCTACGTTGCATTTGACTACGCAGAAAACATTTGGACCACTGGTACGATTGACCGCACAGCTGGCGTTGATCGTGGCGTATTCCGCCAGCCATTTTGGATTGCTGCCGATGGTGTTTTGTATGAGCAAGAGATTGGCTTTGACTACGGTGGCCAAGCCCCATTTGCCGAGACAGGCCCAATTGCGCTTGGTGTAGGCGAAAACGTGATGGCTGTGCGCGGCATGATCCCAGACGAGAATACGCTGGGTGACGTTAATGCCACATTTAAGACACGTTTCTATCCGACAGATACTGAGCGTGATTACGGCCCGTATAACATGGCCAACCCAACAAGCCTGCGGTTTACCGGGCGTCAGATCAGAATGCGCGTCACAGGCAACACTGACTCCGATTGGCGCGTTGGCATTATGCGGCTTGACGCGGTAGCGGGCGGACGCAGATGAGCCGGATACTCCCTCCCATTACGGTCAATATAAACCAGTGGGCCGAGAATATGCGGCGTTACTTGGGCCGAGCTTTGGACCAGCTTGGCTTTAAGGAAACCTATTCGTCGGCGTCCGAGAATGGCGTGATGCTGTGGGATAACGTAAACGAATACCCTGTTGTTTCAAAAAATGGCGAGTGGCGTCAGGTTGTGCTGGAAGATGGCCACGGCGATTTCTTTATCAACGCAGACGTAACGGCAGCAAGCGCAAACACGGCTTACAAGTTGACATATACAGCCGAAGCCTCAAACGACGGTATCACTTTAGGCACGCCAGCGAGTAGGATTGTGTTTGAAGAGGCTGGTGAATACGTCATAGCCTTTTCCGCGCAGATTTCATCAACGTCATCAAGCACTGTGCATTTCTACTTTTGGCCTAGCGTCAACGGCACAGACATTAACAACAGCGCGATGACCACTGCGCTGCACCAAAACAACGCAACGCTAGTGACTTCTCGGACGCAGATATTCACGGTTGCAGCCAACGATTACCTTGAGGTCAATTGGATGACTGACAGCACTAGCGGTTTTCTTAACGCCACTGCCGCTGCATCACCCGTGCCGAATATTCCAGCTTCAACTTTGTCGATAACGAGGTTGCATGGATAAAGAGCTAGAAAGATGCAAGCCTTGGATTGATGCAGCTCTAAGCTACAGCGGTGGCACGCATGGCTTCGATGATATAGTAGCTGGCTTGCAAAAAGGTACGCTACAACTGTGGCCTACGCCAAGGGGGTGCATAGTCACTGAAATAGTGGTATATCCGAAGAAACGCGTGTTAAACGTATTTCTAGGTGGCGGTGAATTGGACCAGATTTTAGATATGCACG